CTTTATGAAAACCATTGATGAATTCGCACACTTGTTATTAAAGAGTGCCGGCGTGACAGCACAATCTTTGTTACCATGTGGTTATGAAGATGTGTATGAACGTCAGGATAGACCTACTCAACGTAGGATTCTCGAACAAGCTGAATTCGTTGTTGGCAAGAATATCGGGAAGAACTTCCTTAAGCGTGAAGCGTATGGAAAATGTTCTGATCCCCGAATTATTACCACAATCGAAGGGTCAAGGAAATATCGGTACTCGACTTTTATATATGGTTACACGGATGAAGTTATCAAACACCAACAGTGGTATGCATTTGGTAAAACACCCGTGGATGTATCATGCCATGTATCGAGAATTTGTTCAACTGCCAGAACAATTAGTAACACTGACTTCTCCCGCTTTGATGGAACGATAAGCGAAGTAGTTAGAGCGCTTGAGCGTAGGTGCATATTGTTGGCTTTCCGCCCTGAATACACGAATGAGCTTCTTGAGCTGTTACGTGATCAGTGCGGAATTGACTGTTATATAACAGTTAATGATGAGTCTGTGCACTATAACTCAGGATTAGCGCGGCTCTCTGGATCTCCAGAGACTAGTACATTCAACTCACTAACTAATGCTTTCTGTGCATACTTAGGCTTCCGGTCAACTAGATTATCCTCCGGTGGCTATATAGATGCCACAGAAGCGTTTTCACGTCTCGGCATGTATGGAGGTGATGATGGAATTACTCCAGATTTGCATCCAAGCGTGTATATGCGCGCCGCCCGGAAACTAGGTCTTAAATTGGACTTGCAACCGGTTGAGAGGGGAAAGCGTGGTGTCAAATTTCTGAACCGACTTTATGGACCCGAAGTCTGGTTTGGTGACACTACGAGTATGTGTGATCCGGTACGGGCCTTATCCAAATTCCATTTGTGTGTGAATATGGATGCCCGGACCACAAATATCCAGAAACTAATGGAGAAATCCTATGCTTATTACCTTAGTGATAAGAATACTCCAGTTTTGGGACAATTTGTTTCTGCAGTTGTTTCACACCTCCCGACAAGATACCAATTTAAGAACATCCATGGAATTTGGAACGCTCAGTATGAAGCAAGCGTACAATATCCCAATGGTGAAATTACTGATAGTGGAATTGAGGTAACCCCTGATTGGATGGTTGAGGAGTTCAACCATGCATGTCCCAATTTCCGCCATGATATCTTTAATACCTGGATTTCGGAGTTAGGTAATGACTTTACGTTATACCTGTCACCACCAGTTAACATGCTAGAATCTCTAGACCCAGTTACGAGTTGCAGTGTGGTAGTTGATGGTGATATCGTCAATCCCGTTCCGAGCTTAAATGACACACCAAGCGTGGTGCTCCGCCGTAACAGAAGGCACACTGTTACGCGAAGGCGTAATGAACGGAAGAGGGAGGGAGCCAGCGGTCGTACAAACCGCAGGAAGCCCCGGCTATGAGAAG